TGCTGCGGATCTTTTAAGCATTGCTGAGGCAGAGTCAGTTGCCGTAACGGTAACTTTTTCACTTCTGCTCATCCATGAACCAACTAATCTTGCAACAATTGTATTACCAATAATAATTGATTTCCAATTTATATTTACAAAGTTAGCTTTGCTATTCATTTCCAAACGATCCATAAACACACTCATGTCTATTTTACCGTTTGCAATTTGTCTATTTTTTCTAAATCTATTATTTCTTAACCAAAAATAAGTTTGATTACCGTAAATTGTAGAATAGATGCTTTGCGCAACATTTTTACCATACATGTAATCTTTCTTAGAAGATACATCGGTAGTAATTTGAAACTTTTTTAATGCTTCGCCATTACTATTTGCTGCTGATATGGATAACGGACTATCTGCCAATTTGATTGTATTTTATTGTCAAATATACTAAATATTAAGAATTTAGTAAAATTTTTAATTAATTAAACACAGGAGTGTAACTTTTTACAAGTGGTTCTCTCTTTATTTGCTTTTGAATTGGCTCCATTAAACACACAATTAACATTAAAAAAGATACCGTAATATCATAATCTGTTCTGTTATTTGGATCAAATTTTTTAGCATCTTCAAGTAAATTTTCAAAATCTATTGAATCTATATGCGATTCAAAATACATAATTCCAACATCAGTTTGCTTTGTTAAGCTAAATGGCGTTGTTGGGAAACCCTTATGCCTTTCAGCTGTTTCTCTTTTAGATGGATCTATCGTAGATAAAGGATATGAACCTAAATAACCAACCCTACCTCTATCCCTAAAATAAGATAAATAATCATCACTATTATGCTCGTACCAAGCCTGATACCCATAAAACTCAGCAGCTAAAAGTACTTGCTCATGCAATATCTCTTTTATCTGAGGCCTTCCGTACAAATGACCAATGGCTTTACCAGTTTGTTCAGGGTTTAATAAATCATATCTTCTACCTATCCAAGCTGATGCCTTTGAACCGTATTTACCACCTTGACTATTACTATATCCGTCAATTGCAATTGCTCCATCATGTACTCTTGCTGGCTTTCTTGTCTTAACATCAAAAATATGCTTATTCTCTTCTCCTGGTTTTGGAAATTGAGTAATTACCCAATGGAAATCTTCTTCTTTATCGGTAATATTTCTCCACCTAACTGTTTGGTCTATATCTCTATAAAACATAATATGCCTTTTAAGTACAGGTGTTTCTTTTAAATACTGCTCCCTTGCTCCTATATTTATAACATTAAAAATACACTTATCAGAATCAGTACTAAAAGCCTCATCAATAGTTAATGGTTCTTTTCTTATACGAGCTGACAATGCTCTTTGGTTATTCTTAACCGTTTCTCTATCTGCTAATATTTGATCTAAGGTTTTATCTTCATCAGGGAATCCAAAATCATCAAAGTTTCTTGTACGCTTTGCAGACATAAAAAACCTATACAATCCACTTGAAGTTGTACCGTTTTCTTGTCTTTTTTCTTGATTACTTTCTTCCCACAATAATTTAAACGCATCCTGAACGCCATCTTTTTCGGTAGTAAGTTTCTCAACTGTTGTAGTATAAAGAGCCTTACCAATAATTTTACCTTCATCATCCAATAAACAATAACGAACAACCTCGTGTCTGTCATATACATTTACTTCAGTTGTTTTACCACACTCATCAGCTACATATCTATGTAATTTCTGACCATCATAAGCAACTGTATCTGCCGATTGAAAATCTATAACTGAACCCAATTCATCCTTATCAATGCTATCTTCTGCTTTTTTACCTCTTACGTTTGTTTTTTGAAATCTCATTTCCGACTTCGGATTAACACCCAAAGACATGTCATATTCGGGCCTAAAAAACTTAGGCAACCTTCTAAATGGATTTACAACTGTTTTAGCAAAGAATTTTTTAGCATCAGAACCTGTTTTAGATTGAATACCACCATTTGTCATTTTAGTTCTTGTGATATATTCCGAAACAAATAAACCAGCAACAAATGATTTACCAAAACGTCTTTTAGTTACTTCAAGCATACCCATACACAATGGATCTTGAATACAATAATCCATAAAATAGAACTTCTCAAGGTCTGGCATCCTAAACTTAGGATAACCAATATCTATAGGCCACCATTGTAAATACAAATAATGCAAACCAGTTAAATATGCAGGCACACCGTTGTTCATGTACCAAAATCCATTTAACCTTCTATCCCATTCTTGTTTTTTAAACTCCTCAAGCTTTTCATCATAAAATTCAACCTCATCATCCTTTTTCTTTTTATCAAATTCATCCCATTTCTTCATTGTATCTTGATACCAATCTGGTAACAAAATTCTTTTCCAATATTGTTCTGATTGATTTTCTGACCTTTTATATACGCCCCTAAATTCTACTTTTTTTGTAATTATATTAAATACATATCCTTCAGGAGGCAAATTACACTTTAGCCCCTGAATATCTATAATACTACCGCCTTCAATTTTTTCGTACATAATTAATATCTTTTACCAGCTAATTCACCAACTGCATCGGCCATATTTTCTGGAGAAAATGGCTTTCTGTTAACTTGAGTCTGATCTTTTTTATCATCTTTTGGTTCTTGATTTATACCAGCAAGAACCTCCAATGCCTTGATTGAACTTGAAATAGTTCCAGCATCAACCCAAATCTTTTGCAATCTTTCAAATGTTTTAATTTTTGGATCATCAATATCAATTGCTGTTAGACTTGTTTTATTTAATAATTCAGCCATCTCATTAGCTTTTCTATTAAGGGCATGATATAATTTACCTATACCATCTTGCTCGTAATAAGCATTTTTACCCTGCAAATATGATATTTGCTTTTCTAAGTCTTTAATTTTACTTTCTAATTCTACTGACATTAATTTAATTTTTTAGCATCTGAAATACTATAACCAACTAATAACTCACCATTCTTTACCCTTTCCGTATATTCATGCTCAACAGATATAACTTCGTTTCTATCATTACCTTCTGGATAATATCTTAGTCTAATTATCTTACCTTCTGTTCCATCATCGTTTTGATAAATAATTTCATAATCACTTGATATTACCGTACCAACAACATTACCAGCTAATTCACCACTTGTAACATAAATCTTATTCTTAATTAAAGATGGATCAATCCCTTGCAAATTACCACTATAAGGTTCAAATATTCTCAATCCAGTTATAAAATTATTTAAAGCGTTCCATGTGGAACCTTTCTCTTCTCTCCACATAAAGCACTCTTCTATTGGTATTGAAAAGTATTGTATATCAGAAGATGCTTCTGCTGTTGGCCTTTGGTAATTAAAAATTTTATAAGTATCATGAGTAGCATTATGATGTATTAGAATTTCTGCACCTGCTGGAATATCTTTAGCATTTACAACTTCAGCATTAACTGGTTTTACATACCTCATATTGAAATTATCATACTGCCTTTCTAATTTAATTTTTGTTCCATCTTTAAATGTATGACTATTTTTACTTTCTAAATCAACCTTAATAATAACTCTGTTTGCAGGAGATATCAACTTCATAATTTAATTAATTTAATACAAATGTAAAGCTAATTTAATTAATTTAATATTTTTTCTAAATAAAAATTAGTGAAATTTTAGTATATTTGTTAAAACAATTTATAAAAATTAAAAATTAAAAAATGGCAAATCATTTATCGGTTTTCATTTATCGTAGAAATCAATACGATTTATCAAACCCAAACGGCACACCAGCTACAAATGGTGTAAGATTCTCTTTACCAACAGCTAACTTGCAAGTACAACCTTCTACGGTTGTTGCAAATGGCGTACAAATGAACTCATTGATTCTTATGTACCCAAGCGGTTTAAATCAACCTGCTGAAAAGTTGTATAGTAACGCTACAGTTTCTGAATTAGTTGCTGCTATTAATGGTGGTGGTGCACAAACTACAACAACAGCTGCTCCTACTACAACAACAACTTCAGCTGCTCCTAACACCACAACTTCAACAACAGCTGCTCCTAACACCACAACTTCAACAACAGCTGCTCCTAACACCACAACAACAACAGCTTAAAAAATTATTTAAAAACAAATTAAAACATTATAAAATGGCAACAATAGTATCAATAACAGCATTTCAAAGAAATCAATATGCTTTATTAAATTCAGACGGAACTCCAGCAACATCTGGTATCGTTTATGGCTTTCCTGTAGAAGGATTCGCTGCTTACCCATGCCCTGCTAATACAATAGCAAATGGAGTAACTATGAACTCAATAGTAGAAGTAGCTCCAACAGGATTAAATCAAACTGCTGTTTTCTTCTACACAGATGCAACAGTAGCAACAATTAACAGTGCTGCTAACGCTTAATTAAATTATCAAAAAAGAAAGGCCCCTAGTTTTTAGGGGCTTTTTTATTTTCCTTATGAACCGATTTTAGGTTCTTGTATATTCTTTTAGCATCTTCAAGAGTTTTACCTGCCCCTGATGCCAAAAAAACGGATAATCTTCTAAGTTTCTTTGCTGCTTTGTTATCATAATTTAATTTTATCTTCCTTGGCCCCTATATTGTTTAGGTTTTGGAGAATGTTTGTTATAAGATTTCTTTGCACTACCTGTTTTTCTACTTCCAAAGGTAACTTTTCTTGAATCCGATTTAACTTTTGCCATTATTTTCGCTGTTTAAGATTAATTGGTACGAAAATAAGCCATTTCCTTCATATTTTTTATTTACTATATGAGAACCAAAAGCAGCTTTTCTAAAATGCCTTAATTGGGCAGATATTGATGCAGGTGGCTCATTTAACAAATTAGATATTTCTGGCAATGTCCTATACTTTCCGTCTTGCATTAAATCAAAAACTTTGTGAAATTGTTTGGTAAGTCTTTTACCATCTCTTTCTTGATCATAATCAGAACCGTTAAATACTAATTCTTGTTGCATAAAATTATTTTTTATTTTTAAAATAACTTAAATCTAACTCCCCACCATCCATTTTATTGGGGTGTACGAGTATGTCGTCATCGTAAAAGTTCCTAACCATACCGTTGTCGTATAGTATGACTTTCCAAACAGTGTTGACTTGGCTTCCGTAGTCAAGCCAGGCGATTGCTTTTCCATATCCTAAAGGGGTTTGAACATCTATTGGGTTAATTAATTCGTGTATATGCATTAGAATGGAGTTTCATCTTTACTACTTGATAATAACTGAATAGAAGTTACTCTTGAATGTAATTGAGCAACTGTTTCTTTAGTTTTTTCGTTCAAATAAGTTTTAGCTTCTGGCTTTCCTTCCATGTAAATCAAAGTACCCTTTTTAAGATAGTTTGATACATTTACCTTGTCAGTCCAATAAGCACAAGATACCCATGTAGTTTTATCTACATCATCACCTTGTTGATTTTTAAACTTTTCGCTGTAAGCCATTGAAAAATTAATCACCGTTTTACCATTTACATTGTTAACTACTGCATCTTGTCCTAATCTTCCGATTACTGAAATTCTGATCATTTTGTTTGTTTTTAATTATTAAAATATTACTTCATCTCCGTTTTCATCTTTGTAAGGAAGCCATGATTGACTTGCTTCTTTTTTCTTCCAAAATTCATAGCCTTTTTTATTTAAAAGCTCTTGAATAAAATCACTTCCTTCAATAAAAAATCTTCTTCTTTCCCAAATATACTCAACCGACACAAAACCTTTTCTACCTACGCTTTTCTTCTTAATTTTCTTTGTGTGAAATTCGGCTAATGGATTGTTGACATCTGTTTGCGCAAATGGTCTATGATAAACGGTAATGTTGTCCATTTTATTATTCCACATAGCACCATCATTCACATCAAATACATCTGGACATTTGTAGTTACCGCTTCTATCTCTTTCCATTAATTTTGGATGCGCAATAACCCAAAAATACACATCATTTTTCTTAGCAAATCTTGAAAAATCAGCCAACAATGTTTCCAAGTATTTATCCGTTCTACCACCAAACCCTTTGTAATCGTTTGTCATTTGGTTAAATGGATCTATACAACAAAAATCGACCTTCTCTTGCACAATCAACTCAAGAAACTTCTCTTTGATATACTGAGGTGTTGGTGAAAGCATTTCGGCACTTATGTAGAAAATATGCTTAGAAATAAAATCATATGCTGCCTCATATACCTCATTAGAAGGTCTATTTGGATTAAATGGAGTACACTCACAACCCAAAAGCATCTCAACAAAGTCATGGAAATATTCTTCCGCAGGCGTATCTTCTGGAGAAAATGTAGCAATTTTTTCACCGTAAACAATAATCCTACTTAACAACTGAGATTTCTGCCAAGCTGTTTTACCATAGTTTCCTATACCAGTAAGCAAAGTAATTTCACCTCTTTTTGGCTTAAACAAATAATCCAAGTCCTTAATACCAACTCCCAAAACTTTATCAAAACCATTTTGATTAATTAGCAACGCTTTATCCTTTACATCAATACCATAAACCACATCTTCTACCCTATAATTTTCACCTTTCTCATCTACAAATTCCTTCTTGACATCGATTTCATAATTGGTTTCCTTGTTCACCAATTTTTCCTTCTGCATTATGGCTGAACCCGCGATAGCCCTATTTGCCCTATATCCGCTCTTTACGGCACTCCTCATCTCAGACATAGTAAAGTCATTACTCACTAAATATTCGGCTGAAATGAGGCTTAAAGCGGCCTCCTCGTTGATTCCAAACCTACAACAAGCTGAAGCCAACTTAAAAATGTAAGTATTTCGCTCTCCAGTAACAAAAGCATCGTTTTTATTCGTTAGCCATTTAAGTATTCTACGAAAGTTTTCGGAGTCATCTAAGTTTTCATTTTCTGCAACCGTTATTTTTTCAATTTTCTTTGCCTTCGTAAAAACTACCGCATTTTCGTTTATGTAAATATCAGGATCAAAACTCTCATAACAAACTCGGCTTACGTTAATTCCACTTCGGTCAATTTCAGGAAAAACTTCTTGAAGTGATTGAAAATGCTCTCGGTGTTTTCCACCATCAGCTATTTTTATAAGAGCTTTCAATCCATTACCAGAAGGGCTAACCCAACAAGCGTAAATAAAATCCTTTGAAATTATTTCCGTTTGCTTATCCCTTAAATCTGAAATGTCGTCAAAATCAAGCACAACATACCCACTATGCTCAACCAATTGTTCATCTTTCCTATCAGCACCAAATCTGCCACTAAAGCAAACCGATGGAAGATTCAATTTCAATTTGTTAGCTTTTTCCTTATCCAAAGCTAATCTAATATCCAAAACTAATCCCTTACTTGCACCCAACTTAATCCTTTCAAGTGCTTTTTCTACAGTTATGAAATGTGGTTCCTTGCTAAAAATGTTTTTAAAAATAGTAATTTGCATCGTTTTATTTTTTTAATTCTTCCAACCTTTTTGAATAATTTATGAAATCTTGATTCCCATGTAGTGAACTTCTTGTTTGAGAAATATCTGTATTTGTTTTGATATAAGTTTTTTTAAGATGTGGGAATGTATTTTTAATTTTAGACTTCCAAACTTTTATCGGTTTACCATATCCATCTTTCCATCCTGCATCTACCCAAGTCTGATATTTAGCTTTTAATGAAAATTCATATTCCTCATAAACAGCTTTTAAGTCATTTTCAATCACTTCCTTACAATACAACAAAAAATCATCTTGATTTGGTATATGTTCTTTATTATTCTTTATTCTTCTTATTTCTTCTAATTCTTCTTTAGATGTGTTCACTTGTTGTTCACCGCTTTTTCGTTGGCTTTTCACCGCTTTTTCATCTGCTGTTCTTTCCTTGTTCATTGGTTGTTCATCATCAATATCATAACCCTGATAACTATCATATTTACAGATAGTTATAATAGAATATAGGTTGTTCGCTTCTATAATTATTTGATCTAACTCTTCAAATTTTTTTAATGCTCTATAAATCATTGAACCATCTAACCCAAGCTCTTCTTCTGCCTTAAATCTGCCAAATAATAATTGACCTCTTTTAATTTCAATTGTGCTAAAACCCTTACCAATTTTTAATGGTGCAAAAGCATCTTTGTAGTTAGCCTTAATCAATAGCCATAACCAAACTTTCAAATGGTTAGGATTTGCAAAACAATAACTATCAAGTATCTCTCTGTCTATTTTTATAAATGACATAAATAGTTATTATTAATCGTTAGTAAAATCAGTTCCCATTGCCTTATTTATCTTTGCTAGATTTTCATCTGAAAGATTCATTATTCTATGAATTAAAATGCCATATAATGTACCATATTTTATTTCTGATTTCCTTGAAAGCCAAGCCAATGGCCTTTCTTGTAGTTCTAATTCTAATAAGATTAGATCTTTTACATTTTGTTTTTTCATAAAAAAATTTGATTAAGACACAAAGTAAAGAAGTATTATTTAATTAAAAAAATTTATTTTTTCACAAATATTTTTTAAAATTTATTTTGTGGTTTAATTAAATTAATTATCTTTGTTAAAATTATTACTATGAAAACAGCAATGCAAGAATTAATAGATGAATTAGATTTATCAAAAATAGTTAATAGAGATAAGTTAATAATGGTTAAGTATATAATAGCCGCATGTCTTGAAAAAGAAAAAGAGCAGATAATAGATGCTTTTGAAGCTGGATATAAGTCTTGTGATATAGACGAAGTATTTGAAATTAATAGAAAATTAGCAAGTGGCGAGTTGCATTACAACCAAACCTATAACCAAAATAAATAACCTATGAATATAATTATTACAATATTAATTTGGGAATTAGTAAAAGAATTAATTAATAGAATAATTAAAAGCCAATTATAGGCATAATATGGAAGCATATCAAACTAAAGCAATAAAAATTTATCTTAATTTTTTTATGAAAGATAAAGTAACTGATTTTGAAAATAGAATTATAAAAGCTAAAAGTCAAGCCATATCATATGTTCAAAAGGAAATTGAATTAAAAAGCAATAACCCTGATGATTTGTTTTATTGGTCTAACATAAAAAATTCACTTGAAAAAATATGAGAAACTCAACAATAATAGTAAAGAAAAAGCGTTGTATTAATTGTGGTAATATAGATTATCATTTTTCTAAAAAAATGTGTAAGCAATGTGCTACAATATCTTCTACACAAAAAAGAATGGAGCAGTTTGAAGATGATTCTGAAAGTTTTAATAATTTAGTACAAGACTTAGATCATGTATTTAGCCAGTATTTAAGAAATAAATATGCAGATAAAAATGGCGTTGTAGAATGTTATACTTGTGGTGGTAAACATACAGTTGCTGAGATACAATGTGGCCATTTCATGGGTAGAACAAATTTAGGAACCAGGTGGATGGAATCTAATTGCAGACCACAGTGTATGGAATGTAATTACTTTAAGACTGGTAATATTGAAGAGTTTGAAAATAAATTACACGAAGAAAATGGAGCATTAGTTGAATACCTTAGAGAAACAGCTGGGCAGACAGTTAGACCAACAAGAGATGAGCTTAAATCTTTGATTCTAGAATATAGAGCAAAGCTTAACTTAGTAAAAAAGAAATTCATTTTACAGAAGTAATCGTTTTGGTGTCGGTTTTTTATAGTAAATATCCCCTGCAATTTCTATTGTGGGGGTTTTTATTAAGATTTACCATTACTTTATTACATAAAAAGACAATGTTCACCTTTACTTTATGTTCACGAATCCGTGAAAAAGTGAACAAAAAAAAGCCCCTCATCGTAGAAACGAAAGGGGGTAAACCATTTGTCATATTATGAAACAGTACAAATATACAAAATTTAATTAAATTTATTTTTTTAATTAAATTAATTAAATTAATTTTACAAAAAATATATAAAATGGCAAGAAATATCAGTCCAGATTCAGTTTCAAGTAAGGTTTCTGAATTAGCATTATCAGAAAGTATTACGTTAGATAACCCATACACATCAGTTATGGTTATGGTTTCAAATCTTAAAAAGAAAAAAGAACATGAAAGTAAAATGTTTAAAGTGAAATTTATTGATGAAAAATCTATTGTAACAAGAATTAAATAAATAAGTATTATGCATATACAAACCGTTAGTTATACCAGAACTTTTAATTTAGGCAACTATTCTTCTGAAAAAATTGGTGTTGAGTTTTCTCTTAATGAAGGCGAATCTGCTAATAAGGCTCTTGACCATGCAAGAGAATTAGTTGAAGAATACCATGCTGAAAATTTGAAAAGATTAAAGAAAAATCATGAATTTTTAGGCCTTGATGAGGTACTTGCTGAAGAAATAATTCCTACTCAATCAAAAAAAACAATAGCTGAAAAAACCAAAGACTTTATTGATTCTTGTAAAACAAAGGAAGAATTAAAAGCTTGGGAGTTAATGAGCAAAAACAATCCTGAATTATTACAACATTATAACAATAAATTTAAAACACTGTAAACTATGAAATGGAATGAAACAAAAATCAGAGCAAGCTCTGTAGGGTATTTAATGACTGAACCTGTTACTAAAGCTGATAAGGAGGCTGGATTGCTTTCTAAAACAGCACAAAGACATTTACTTGATGTGTATGTTGACCAAAAATATGGTCGAAAAAAAGATATACAAACAAAGCAAATGCGTAAGGGTAATGAAGTAGAAGATGAGGCAATTAGTTTTTTATGTGATTATGTCTGGGGTGATAAGGATAAATATGTAAAAAATGAACAAAAGTATCATAATGATTTTATTGCTGGAACACCAGATGTTATTGCAATAGATAGTGATGGAAGTTATATTTACGATGTTAAATCAAGCTATGATTTATGGACATTTACAGGTAATATAATTGATAAAATTGATAGTTTATACTACTGGCAAATGCAATCTTATATGTGGCTTGTTGGTGCTAAAAAAGCATACGTTTCTTTTTGTTTGATAGACACTCCATTTAATATTGTTGAGCAAGAAAAGAAATCATTGCTTTATAAAATGAATGTAATTTCAGAAGAAAGCCCTGAATATGTAAAAGAAGCATTAAAGCTTGAATTTAATATGACATTTAGTGATATTCCTACTAGCGAAAGAATATTAATATTCCCAATTGAAAGAAATGAAGATGATATTTTGCGCATCCAAACAAAAGTAGAAAAAGCAAGAGAATATTTACAAACAATAGAAGAACTACATACAAACTTCAATAAATGAGTGCTAACATAATAAGTGCTATCCAGAATCTAAAAATGGCTCAAGAGCAATTAGAAGATTTTTGCAGACAATACCCTGAAACAAAAGGTGAAAAGTTATTTAAAGTTTATGTTGGCAAAATTAGCTGGATGTTTAAGGATATTGTAACGCACCCATTTTTAACTGAAGAAGTAAGAGCAGGAATAAGAAAAGAAGTAGAAAGCGATGTGTTTGCCGTTCCTGCAATACTTGAAAAAGTAGCCTTATTAACGCCAGAACAAAGAGAAATTATTGAATCTACATTAGATGCAATGATAGATGGAGAAGAAGTAAAAATAGTTGACATTAACGAAATAAAATAAACAACATGGCAAAGAAAAAAACAGAAGTACCAAAAGAAATTGAAGTTTATACAGAAGGATGTGATTTCTGTATGCAATTCGATTATGACGAACCACATGTAGTAGGCGCAAGCCCTGATGGAGAAGGTGGATTGGAAATAGTATTAAAAGCATATCAGGATGTTGGTATTACTTTTATATGTCCTACTACTGGTAAAAAACTAAGATTGTTTTCAAGACCATTATCCAATGCAGGTAAAAAAATATTAGAAGATCAACCTAAATAAACAAACAAAAAACATAAAACCAAAAAAATGAAAAAATTAATTATATTATTATTATTTAGTAGCTGTTTCTCATATAAAGAAGTCAAAAAAACAAGATACCCAAACATTACTATTGTAAATAAAAATAGATACATAATGAACACTCCATACAAGTATCATAATGTAACAAAAACAAATACAAGTACAAGAACAGACAATTAAACAAACATGAAAAAATTATTACTATTATTAATATTATTTAGTAGCTGTGTAACAACTAAAAAAGGACATAAATATCCTATCATACGCCATATAAGTAAAAATCATGTTTTAATAATTGATTCTTTAGGTATTCAGGAAGATATATTGCACTATTAATTATTTATGCTGGTTGGTGTAATTGGTCAACACTACAGATTTTGATTCTGTCATTTTAGGTTCGAGTCCTAAACCAGTAACAAAAAACCCCAATTAAGGGGTTTAATATTATTTTTGAAATCCTAAATACTTTTTTAAAGCCTCGTATTGTTTACCTTCAGGTAATTGAACAAGTATTTTTTTTGCTGCTGGTCCTGTAGGTGGATATTTACCAAATTGTTTATAATAATCATCTCTTGCTGCTTTTTCATAATTATATATAGGGGCCATTTCTGCCATAGTAGTTAAATATTTAGCTCCTGCAGGTGCAATATTTTTTCTTGCGCTGTCTAAATGTGATATCATTCTTGGATCGCCAGAAGGAAGATTAGTATAATAATCCCAATACCCTCTTGAGGCTTTTTGATTTTTACCAAAATCAAGTATTTTTTCGGTTGGTTGTCCTTTAAACCCAGTGCTTATGTAAGCAGGTCTATCTTCATCAATTTTTTTTATTTTATTAAATTCATCTAACCCATCTAATAAAAACTGAGTTCTAGCTCCTAAAATATTATCAACAAAATTGCCAGATTTCGTTTTACCATAAGCTTTTTCCATCTCAGCTAATTTTTGTTGACCATATTCAGTAGTTGCTAATTTTTTTATTAATGCTTCTTGAAAATCCATATTAGATGTAGTTGGTAGTTGATATTCTTTTATAGCCGTAAGAATACGTTGAGGTGTTACATTTCCTACTATTGCTGCATTACTCATGCCTGTAGGTGTTTTTTCTTTACCACCACCATATAAAGTTAATCCTGTACCTGGTATTTTTATTTCACCACCTAGGCCTTGTGTGCCATTAGAGCTAATATTTGACATTCCGTAAGTAGGAATAGACATTGAAGATAATAGTGCCATGTTTTATTAAATTTAAGCTAAATTACGATTTTTTATGTGCATTGGCAAACTTTCTTGCAGCTTCAACACTTCCAAAGCCCCAAGCTTTCAATGCTAAGGCTTTCCTTGTTGGTTCTCCATTAGGCTTTTTCATAGCTCCAAGCATACCAGCAAATCTTGCTGCAAAAGAAACTCTACGAGGATTAACTCCAGACTTAACAGGGGCTTTCAAATTACCACCTGTTTCTGCATTGTAAGATGCTCTACCTTTTGCGTTTAATCCACCTTCAGGATTTTTCCCTTCTTTACGTTGCCAAGCTCCAGACATAACTTATTTTTTTTCTTGTGCTTTAATTTTCTTTTCTTGCTTTAGCATTTCTGGCGTAGGCTTTTTACCTGAACCAGCAGCCGCACGAATGTTGTCCCAAAGACCACGAGGAGAAGATGAGCCATCAGTCCTTTTCATCATTTTTAATTTACTTTTCATTTTATAAGTTTAAGGCTTTTTAATTTTTCTATGATTTTATTAGCTTCTTCTTCTGCAAATCCTATTGCTTCCTCTTCTTTATCCTTTATATCCCAATTGTTTAGCAAAATACCCATGTGCATTGTTTCGTGCATTATTGCTGTCTTTTGTTCTTCAGCTTTATATCTTTTAAAAGTACCCATGTTTAAAAAAATAAACGGTTTATAAGGACTTTTGGCTGTAAGTTTTTTATCTGCTGGATTATAATTCGTAAGCCCATAAATATACACCCCATTTCCCTTGGTTTTATCTACCTCCTCTGCTTGAGCATCCTTTAGATTTAACCCATGCATTTGTTTTACATCATAAAATTTAAAAATATCTGTAGCATCTTTACCAACAACCAATATGTATTTACCCATATCAAAATTGGTAACTGCTCGCTTCATCATTTTTAATTTACCTTTCATACCGCTAATATACGAATTATTTCCAATTCTCTGCCTTCCAAATAGTCAAGTCTATCCCTTTTAAGCCAATAGGAGGCGTTTTTTGGTTTTCAACAGGTATTTCCACCACTTTAGTATTATCTGCCAATTTTGGGGCTTCTACGTCATAAGGAGGCATATTTTTAAATGGAGCCCCTCTTTTAATTTCTTTGGAACCATAATTATCCATTAAATAGTTTAAAACTTGTTGAACAGATGTCAAATTCTGCTCTTTTTGAATCATATCCAACTTATATAAGTCAAATCTAACTCCAATTGGTTTGCTTTTTGCCATATAAAATATTTGTAGCTACAAAATTAAGTTAAATATTTCAAATGTAGCTACATAATTAATTTAATTCCTTTCGTACTTCCTCTACTATCCCCCCCCCCCACCACCACAAAGAAAAGTAAAACAACCCACCCCAACCAAAGCAAACAAGATAGGAAATGCACGACAAAAGCAAATGGCCACAACCCCATAAAAACCACCAGCAACAAGCAAAGCGCAA